CAAACCCGACACGCTCTTGCACCCATGTCCGCGCGTTGCGTTGGGTATCGCGGCAGTATTTCGGGGTGATGGATTGCTTGATGTCGCGGCGGTGCTCCAGGTCGGCACAGAAAATCTCGATCGCCGCGGCGACTGTCCCGCTGTCTGCATCCAGGACTAGACCGCCGGTTTCGAGGGCCGCGTTGTAGGTGTCGCAAAAGGCCAACGCCGCCGGCGGTGGTTTCCGAGAGCCCGGGATGGGGGGAAACTGAGTAGTATGTCCACCATGTCGGACTAGCCACGAGCCACGACTGGACCACCATTTTGGTTCTACGCGCTTGAAGGGTGATGTCATGATCTTCTCCGTTATACAAGTGTTCCCTTGAGAAGATATAGTAACTGTCAGTTATATTTGCAAGACCCTGACATGGTGGCCGTAGCCACCGTTTTGCACCTGCCGCTTGCGCGTGGATTGCGCGTGAGACGGACCTGATCGGCTGAAAGTGGCTCCCCGGGCCGGACTCGAACCAGCGACATGGTGGTTAACAGACTGATTTGGGCCGTATCTTCGCGTACCGTTCAGTGTGCAAATGCCACAAAAAATGGCTGTAACCAACAATCCTGTGTATCTTCTCGTATCCGTTCACCCTAACATGTACGCGAGCGTTACACAAGTTTTTTGCGCGTATTTTGCGCGTGGGATTGCGCGTGCCACGCGCAGACTTAACGCGATCGCTTCCACGCCAGGTAGTCAGCCGCCTCTGCGACGTCCGCGAAACATGTGGTTAGCCGTACCTCGCTGGTGGCCTGCGGATCTATAATAGCCGAGATGGTCGAGCCGTGTTGCTGTCCCGGGTGGCCGAGCCGTTCGGCGTAATCGTCCAACGCCGACCACTTGTAGCCGCGGGCACGGATGAGCCAATAGACAAAATTCCTGTGTTCGTGTTCCTCCTGGTGCATGGCCCAGTGGTGCGTGTGTCCACTGGCGAAGATGTGTGCCTTCGAGGTGGTAATGGCGGCACGCTGGTTGGAGTGCAAACTATTCCAGATGGATCTGCCGGGGAAGTCGTGGGCGCTGATGATGCGAACCCGCTGGCCGTTCGGAAACACCAGCTGCCATTTGGCGCACCAGTCCGCCATTGGTATTCGGTGCGTATTGGCTGCCTTCAACAGATCGGCATCGGCCCCCCACAAATCGTGGTTCCCCATAATCCAAGCGAGGTACTTCACACCGGCCTCGTTCAACATCCACCTTGCCAGTCGTCTGGCGGTGTCCAGGCTGGTGTCGGACTTCGCGTGCAGACGCATCAAGCGTCCTGGCCAATCTCCATCAGTTGTGTCTCCAAGGTTACAAGCGTAGTGCCCGGTGTCCTCACCCCCGGGACCGGGGTTTCTCATCAAGGACAGGTCGGACCGCAAAGCAGAAATATTACAGGCCCCCGAATCTATGTGGGGATCGCCGATAAAATGGAGCGCGATCGGCAGGTTAGACCGCTTGAATTGGACCTCGTACCACTGCTTTTCGGTATGGGCAGCGGCACGACGCTCGAAGCGTCGTTCCATCGTGTTCAGGATATCTTCAACGGGGATGTCGCCAGGCTCGGCGAAACTCGGCAGTTCGACCTCTTGGGCGGGCGCGGCTTCGAGGCCGCGGCTTATGGCTAAGTTGCAGCGATGGTCGAGGGTCGAGCGGGGGATGTCCAGTGCTCTGGCAGCTGCCGAACGGTTGCCATGTTCCCGTACTGCCGCCAGGGCGGCGGCAAGGACTTCATCGTCAACGGGTCTACTTGCCACGAAGGCGCTCCGCGTAACGCGTCACCCGCCCTCTGCATTGGCGGTAGTATCTTGAATCAATAATCTCGTTCGCCGCGCGATCATAGTCGCCCGTGGACAAAGCGTTCAACATTTTGTGGAATTTTTGCAGGCGAGGGAGGCCCAGCTGGTAAGCCACCTCGATAACCACAGACTGAATGGAGGCGGGGGCGTCGCGGAACCAGCCGAAGTTGCGACGCACTTCTCTGATTGTGCGCGCAACGTCATTGCGCAGGAGCATTTCAGCCTCGGCTTCGGTAATGCCGTGGCCCTCTGAAACCAGTTTTCCGAATCCGATCGTGTCGTGGCCAAGGTGATCCTTGTAAACATGCGATCGAAACCCCTCCTCGCGTTTGAGGGAGGTGAGTATTTTGTTAATCGGTAGCACGATCACGGGGCTTACAGACTTCATACCAGCTGATGTTATGCTCTCTTATCATTTTTATTGTCGGCTCGGAATCAAATGTCTGCGAAAAGAATATCGGACCAAAGATCGCGCACGCGCTATCCGTGGTTGTCTCGGTTCGCTCGATCATGGCGCACGCTGTCGTCATCGTGAGCAAGAGCCCGACGAGCAGCGTTTGCACGCCGCGCCATGTCGAGCACCTTGCCGGACGCCTTTGCTTCCTGGTTGGCCTCGCCAGACTTGATGAGTTGCCGGTCACGAAAGAGCCCCGTCAGTGCCTTTGCAAGACCAACCAGTCCACGTAGTAGGCTTACCCATGTCATCCGTCGGCGTTTTTGTTGCGGCCAAAGTTGCCTGCGACGAGGTTGAGCGCCCATAATATTTTGGACACAATAGCGTCATCGGCCTTGGTCGGGGTTAAGGCAGTGACCGCAGTCGCGGCAGTCACAATTGTTGTGATAGCGGTCAGCCACGCAGGAAGATCGCCAAACCAACTAATTAAATTTTCCATTTTATTTCCTTTTAAAAAAGTGAATCAAAAACAACGGTAAGTATCCCGACTACGAGGGTGCCAATGATGAGCCAGGCCAATTTCTCCCAACGCTCCCTCAGAGCGCGAAGTTCTGTATGCGCCTCTCTCCATCGTTCACCGCATTCCTTTTCATGTCGGTCGATCCGGTCCAGCGCTGCCAGCGCAATCTGCGTGGGCGTTTTTCTTGTGGTCATCTTTTGTCCAGTTCCCTGTCACGCATGGAGTTAATGATTTGCCAGAGTGAGGTAATATTTTTCTGCATCACAGTAAGGTTGGCATCGTAATTCGCCTGCAGCCGAATGTGATCCTTGGCCGTGGTTTCCGCGTTGTCGCTGACTTTCTCAAGGTGCCGCGTGACGCTGTCCAGATCCTTGATGACTTCGGACAGCTTTTCTTTAGTGCGGGTAGCCCAAACAACCAGGATGCCCAGCGCCAGAATTTGGTGCCAGTATTGTGTGAGCCAGCTGAAGCCTTCCATTATGTGTCATGTCCAGGCACAGCGATAATCGCCTCTAGTTCGCGTGGGCCGTACTGCCACGTCAGACCACCGCCGAGGGCAGGCACAATGCACAGGACGTCTACGATGGGGTTGCCGTCCAGGTAATTCGTAAAGCGCCTGGCGGTCACCACTGCCACCGTGGGCTGGTGTCGGCTATGGAACACGCGCACCACTGCAATCTCAGCATCCGTCAGGCTGTTGTGTTCCAGAAATCGCTGCGTCGGGCCAGGGCCAAGGTCAACAAACTTCGCCTGCCACCGATACTCGAAGAATTGGGTTATGCCTTCGAGCAGCTTATCCTGGCCGCACGGTGAGGCGGACTGGCGTTGCTCATGCTCATCCGATTGAGAAACCGCCGCCTGTGCTAGAGGGACGGCAAAAAAAAAGGCCGCTAGAGCGACCGATGCGAGTACAAATTTCTTGACCATATCAAACCTCTACAAGTGGCGCCCTCCGTGTTACTGCGTGCCGCGGGATTGCGAGCAGATTATCAAATTTCGGCGGTCGGTTATCATCCCGGCTTTGGCCCAGGGTGATTGCTCTCTTCGTTTCTTTCACCAAAAACCCAACACTGGTGATCTTGGCCGGTTCCAGGTCGTCCGCATTTTCCGACCAGGCCCCGTCGGAGCCCGCCGCGTCGGTCCATTCAACGACAATAATTTCCATCAGTCATACTCTATTACTCCGGTTCCGTGGGCCAAGTAAACGAATCAGGCCATGTCAGCATATCTGTTGTTGCTGGTAAATCTCTTAAAACTTGTCTGTAAGTCTCCCATTCCTCTTTCTTATCATTAGCTAAAGGAGAAGAATGATCTAATGCTTGCGTCCAATCGGAAGCCGCAAGTTTTTCATCTCTTCTCTCTCGTAAATGTCTTAGATGACTCTCATCCCGTGCGGTTTTTTCCTCTGGGGTCATTTCTCTTACACGATGTACCAAAGTAACTCTGTTTTCTTCAACAGTAATTACATCTGGGTCAAATGTCTGGTTGTAGGTTGGAGTAGCAAATGTTTCTGCTATTGGAAGCCACCCAACAGTCTTGAGATATTCGTCATCACCTTTTGATAAATGTAAACCAGATACATTACCCCACTTTTTAGGTAAGCCACCCAGATAATCTACGCTGCCATCGTCTTTAACGTGTGCATACATTGCAGTTGCTCCTTAATCTTCATAAATGGCCCTTCCCAACTTCCGTACTTCTGTTGGCGGAAGAGTGTGGCGCTATTGTAATAGGGTGTCACATCTCCCGGTAGCGCCCACAGGTAATATGACA